GACAATTCTCCTCGTTTGTAGATATTCCACTATACAGTAAAATAATAACTTGTAAAGCTAAATTTATGCCTGAGTAACGGCGGAGTTGCGGCATGGTTGTAAGCCATGCCAGTCATGGGGTTTAGGCAATTCTTACAATATGCCGCTACTTTTCCTATCCCCCTTTGGAACATTTAAGCGATATGTAATATGACTGTACCTATATACTATATTACTTACCCTCCTATGTCTGGTATGGAGAAATAGAGACACCGTGAGAGAAACCGCTACAACCCAATGCTGGCGTGGCTTCCGAGCATGCCTCTACTCGTGCCGCTATTCAGGCATAACTTGGTGTGGTAATATCTGCCAATATGAAACTAAAGTGCCTCCGACCAAAACTACTCCCTGCCAAGCCGACCACTCAAACCGGCTGGGCGGCTCCCGAGCGTGGTGATCGACACCAGCGCGGCTACGGGTATGCGTGGGAAAAGCTGCGGCTGACCATCCTGCAACGTGACTGCGGACTGTGCCAATGCCCCGAATGCCTCGGCGGACAGCTACGCCTCACCCCGGCCAACGAGGTTCACCACATTGTCGGCAAGGCCGAGGCGCGGCAATGCGGCTGGACACCCGCCGAGATTGACCACCCGAGCAATTTGCAGGCAATCAACTCGCAATGTCACGCTCGGATCACCTCCAAACAGGCTCACTATGGGGTCGGCTAGGGGGCTACAGCAGCGCATTGGTGCAATTTGGCTGACTGTGGCGATAGTACGCACTCACACCATACGAACCAGTACGATACCGCTTGCAACTCGTACAAAATTGCGCTAATGTGGCGGAATTACTGGCTATTCAGGGGGTACGCCCCCACTTTGGGAACCTAAAAATGGCTGATTTAGACGCAATCGAGAAGGATTGGAAGGCTGACAATCTGACCAACGTGGCAATTGGCGCACGCCACGGCGTATCCGAGGGTTACGTGCGCAAAGTTGCCAAAAAGTTCGCCTGGACACGCGGCGCGGCAGTCACTCCACCCAAAGCACCGCCTCCACCCCGCGAGCTGATGCGCCGTGACGCACCGGAGACGGCTGGACTGGATGACCCGACGCTCGCCAACAACCTGCTGCGCCGGATGCTCGACGAGCTGGACACCGTGACCAGCCATATCGGGGAATTGGAAGAATTGATCGAGCTGGAGACACACGATGACCGCGATGACCGCCGACGTGCTGCGATGATGAAGGCCGTGAGCTTGCCGGTGCGCGCCAATACGCTCAAATTGCTGCTGATGGCGCAGGCGGACGCTGCACCGGAGGGCAAGAAGGGTAAGAAAGAGTTGTTGCAGGAGGCGGCGGTCGTGGCCGGTAAGGGTAAATTTAAGTCGAGTGCGCCGCCTTTGCAGGTAGTTGGCGGCAAATAAAACAGGAGGGGTTGATGATGGCTAAGGTCAGACAAACTGCATTACCAGAACTCCCGTGCGTCACCGTCGAGGCGACGCGCGGAACACCAGAACACGATTACTTGATGATGCACATAGACGGAGAACACAGTGCGCGGCAGATGGTTCACGAAGGGCGCAGATGCCTCGTCGTTGAAGCCGAGCAACAAGCATACCCGTACCTCGATACCACGGTATTCCAGTTACAGGTCGTCGAGCGTATTACCAGCGCGCGCCCAACGCTGTATGCATCGCGCGAAGGTGGTGTCGAGCTACTTGAAAAAAGGTTTGACCTCCACAAAGGAATGCGTGTGGACATACAAACCTCGGTCGATGGAGATACCGAGGTTTGTATAGGAGGATGTGAAGAGCCGATACTTGTTTGCCCCGGACTGGAGTTGCGCCTTGTGGTTGTGAACGTACCCACATGACCAACAACCACCGCCCTGTCTGGAGCACTTCATGTACGGACTGGGCTGACCGCATCCGGCGCGGCGACTCGATCATTCCACCGCCGATATTCCCCGACCAAGCGGAAGAAGCACTCGCCATATTCAAATCGCTGCGGATTGTGGACGCGCCGGGCAGCCCGACGATGGGAGAGGCGTGCGCCGAGTGGGTATTTGACATCGTGCGGAGCATATTTGGATCGTATGATGCCAAATCGGGTCGCCGCCTGATCCGCGAATGGTTCATCTGCATACCGAAAAAATCAAGCAAAAGCACCCTCGCAGCCGGGGTGATGATGACTGCTTTGGTGCAAAATTGGCGTGAATCGGCTGAATTCGCGGTGCTGGCTCCCACCGTCGAAGTCGCCAACAACGCATATTCCCCAGCGCGCGACATGGTGCGCAAGGACGAAGAGTTGGGTGTAATGATGCTCGTCCAGGCCCATGAGAAAAAAATAACACACCGCGAGAAGAATGCCACGCTCAAAGTGCTTGCGGCGGACAGCAACACGGTCGGCGGCAAGAAGAGCGTCGGCACGCTGATCGACGAGTTGCACCTGTTCGGCAAAGTACCGAGTGCTGAAAATATGTTCCGGGAAGCGTTGGGTGGTCTTGCATCCCGACCGGAAGGTTTTGTCATCTATCTCACCACGCAAAGTGATGAGCCACCAGCAGGCGTGTTTAAGCAAAAGCTACAATACGCCCGTGATGTGCGTGACGGCGTGGTTATCGACAACGGGTTCCAGCCGATAATCTATGAACACCCGCCCGAGATGGTCAAAAGCGGCGAGCATTTGCTGCTGGAGAATATGTGGATGGTCAATCCAAACCTCGGCTATTCGGTGGACAAGGAATTTTTGGAGCGGGAGTATCGCAAGGCTGAGAACGCGGGGCCGGAGTCGCTTCGGGGGTTCCTAGCCAAACATGCCAACTGTGAGCTTGGTCTGAACCTCCGTTCAGACCGCTGGGCTGGAGCCGATTATTGGGAACAAGCCGCCCTGCCCGGCCTGACGCTCAACACCCTGCTGGAACGCTGCGAGGTTGTGGATGTGGGTATCGACGGCGGCGGACTGGATGACTTGCTCGGATTGGCTCTGATCGGGCGCGACAGAGTGAGTGGTCGCAAACTTCATTGGGGTCACGCTTGGGCGCACCCTTCCGTGCTGGAACGCCGCAAGCAAGAGGCTGCACGCTTCAAGGACTTCTCGGCGGCGGGCGACCTGACACTGGTGCAGCAAATTGGCGATGACGTGACGGAAGTGGTCGAGATTATCCGGCGGGTACACGACGCAAACGTGCTGGACAAGATCGGCGTTGACCCCTACGGTATCGGCACGATACTCGAGGCACTTGTCGCGGCTGGAATACCGGAGGACAAGATCGTCGGCATCAATCAAGGCTGGAAGATGGCCGGAGCGATCAAGACGACCGAACGATGGCTTGCCGAGGGACAAATGGGGCATTGCGGCAGCGACATGATGGCTTGGTGTGTCGGTAATGCAAAAATCGTGCCAGTAGGTAACGCGGTCAGTATTACTAAGCAAGCAAGCGGCAATGCAAAGATCGACCCGCTCATGGCGTTACTCAATGCGGCATCCCTGATGGCGTTAAACCCTGAGTCAACATCGAGCGTGTATAACGAGCGTGGGTTTGTGTCGGTGTAGGGCGGGGTACTCACCCCGACGTTTGACACGCGGTAAAACCCGTGATAGTGTGCGCCCACTTACTTTGGGGCAGCACATGCTTGAACGCTTGCGACAACTGATCGACCTCCGTGATGCGATAACCTTTGGTGGACTCGGAATGGTCGGCTACGGCCTGCATCTCGTTTGTCCGCCCGCCACATGGATCGTGTGCGGTACAGCCCTGTTCTGGCTCGGAGTGCGCGCGTAATGGGGCTGCTGACCAGTCTTGAGACTCGCGCCACATCGCAGGTGCTCGGCCCGCCGCGTGACCCTGTGATTGCCGAATGGTTCGGGATGGGTTCGTGCTCATCTTCCGGCATGTCCGTTACCGGCGACACCGCCATGAAGGTCACTGCCGTATTCCGCTGCGTATCGCTCCGCGCCCAAACACTTGCATCCCTCCCGCGCAGTATTGAGCGCAATCTACCTGACGGCGGCCACGAAGCTGACCGTAGCCACAAACTATATCGTAAGATTGCGTTCCAACCGAACCGCTGGCAGACGGGTTTCGAGTGGATCGAGATGATGGAGGCACATTTTTGCTTACGCGGTAAGTGTTACTCCGAGATTGTGTCGGACGGCGGCAATAGCGTAGCCGAACTTATCCCGCTGCACCCAGACCACGTTCGCCCATTCCGTGCGCCAAACGGCAGACTCGCATTCAAATACACGCCACTTAACGCTCCAGAACGCATCATCCTGCAAGACGAGATGTTCTTCATGCACTTGATGAGTTCGGACGGTATCAACGCAATCAGCCCCATATCGCTGCATCGTGAAGCAATCGGGCTGGCGATGGCAACCGAGGAGCACGGCGCACGGCTGTTCGGTAACGGCGCACGTCCAGGCGGTCTACTCAAGATGAAGGGTAAGCTCAAGGACGGCGAAGCTGCAAAACGTCTGCGCGAGTCATGGAACGACACACACGAGGGTGTTGGAAAATCGCAACGCACCGCCATCCTTGAGGATGGGATGGAGTGGCAGCAAGTCGGTATGACCAGCGAGGACGCGCAGTTTCTTGAGACGCGCAGCTTCCAAGTCATCGACATCTGCCGCATTTTCGGTGTTCCACCGCACAAGGTCGCGGAATTGACCCGCAGCACGAACAACAATATCGAGCATCAGGGTATCGAGTGGTCAACCGACACAATCGGCCCGCAGGTTACGCGCTGGGAGCAGGCCATGCAGCGTGACTTGTTCGCCGGTAAACTCACGCACAGTGTCATGTTCGACATGGACGGCCTGATGCGGGGCGATAGCACGGCACGAGCAGCGTGGAACGCCTCGTGCGCGCAAAACGCAATCAAAAGCCGCAATGAGATACGTCGCACTGAAGGTATGAATGCCAGCAGCGAGCCGGGCATGAATGACTACACGGTGCAAATGAACCTGGTCAAAATTGGTGATTTGGGTAAGGTTAGTGAGCAACCACTTGCGCCCGAACCGGCAGTATAGTAAGGTGCGCCGCAAAGGAGTCTGAAAATGGCACAAAAAGACGAAGAACGGCGAATTGTGGTTGGCGAGTTACGCACGGTCATGGACGGTGACAAACCGTCCAAAATATGCGGCCACGCTGCTAAATTTGACTCGTTATCCGAGGACTTGGGCGGCTTCCGTGAACGCATCGCGCCGGGCGCATTCGCCAAGACCATCGAGTCGGGCGACATTCGTGCTCTGTGGAACCATGACGCAAATATCGTGCTGGGGCGCAACAAGTCCGGCACACTACGCATGTCCGAGGACATCGCGGGGCTGTACTACGAGTGCGATGCTCCAGACACACAACTTGTGCGCGACATGGTAATGTCACCCATTGCGCGCGGTGACGTGAACCAGTGCAGCTTCGGCTTCCGCACCATCTCTGACAAATGGGCGAAGGTGGACGGCGAATGGCTCCGCACCTTGCTTGAAGTTGAATTATTCGACGTGTCCCCCGTGACCTACCCCGCCTACGCTTCGACTGATGTAGGCTTGCGCTCGTTGGCGCAAGTGCGCGGTGAGCAAGGCGATAACGACTTGTGGCGTATGAGCCTGATGGCGCGGCGTTTGGATTTGGAAGGCATGGTGTAACAATAAATTTGGCTTCCGCTCTTGCCCCGGCAGCGGAATGCTCTAATAGGTGTTCAATGCCGGGGTAAAACGATGCAAGGAAGGGAAATATTATGAGCAGCAAACTCAAAGAACTCCGCGATCAACGCGGTAAATTGGTTGCCGATGCGCGCGCAATTTTGGACAAGGCCGAAGCTGAAAAACGTTCTGCCTCGACCGAAGAAAACGCACAATTCGACGCGATGATGAAGCAAGTCGGTGACTTGGGCGAGGAAGTGCGTCGTCACGAGTCGCTGGTTGAAGCCGAGCGCGATGCCGCTGCACAAGTTGCACGCGGCGTTGACAGTGCTACGGACGAAGCGCGCGGCAAGTCGGCTGATCTGGGGCTGGAGTTTCGCACTAAGGCATTCGGCAAATTGTTGGTCGAGGGTCGTGGCGCACTGCAAGCCGATGAGTGGCGCGCACTGCAAGCCGATAGCGATACTGCGGGCGGCTTTATCGTCACGCCGGAGCAGTTTGTCGCAGGCATCATCAAAGGCGTGGACGACATGGTGTTCATACGCCAACGTGCAACCAAGTATCGCATCCCGACTGCTGCTTCGCTGGGTGTTCCTACTTTGGCAACTGACGCATCGGATGCTGACTGGACTACCGAGCTTGCGACGGGTACGGAGGACAGCGCGTTGGCCTTCGGCAAGCGTAAACTGAATCCACACCCGATGGCGAAGCGTATCAAAGTGTCTGAAACGCTGTTGCGTATGAGCGCACTGCAAGCCGAGCGTATCGTGATGGATCGCTTGGCTTACAAGTTTGGCGTTACGCAGGAAAAAGGTTTCTTGACCGGAACCGGCGTGAACCAAGCCCTCGGTGTCTTTACCGCCTCCAATGACGGCATCACCACGGCGCGCGACGTATCGACG